GAATTGAGCTTGGATCAAATGCTGGTGAAGGTCCGGGAAGTCCCGCTATGGCCTGACGATTCGCATCTATTGCACCCATAATGCCAGAAGAATCAAACGCTGGAGCAGGCGCAGGTAGACCAGCAATCGCCTGTCGGTTTGAATCAATTGCAGACATTATTCCTGAGGTGTCAAACGTGGGATCTGGTCTGCCTTCGATTGCACCAAGACGAGACTCAATTCCTGAGAAGTCATATTCTGGTATGTCAATACTGCCCCTGACACGGTTAGCTATTTCATCATAATCAAACGCTGGGGAAGAAGGCATGCCAGAAATAGCGTCCCTATTAGCCGCTATTGCATCCATAACTGCGCTGTTGTCATAGGATGGAATGTCTATTCCTTCGCGAACACGGCGAGTAATCATGTCGTAATCAATGTCTGGAGCCTTAAAGTCCGGTATATCAATTCCTTCGCGCACTCTATTTGTGATCATGTCGTAGTCAATTGCTTCCGGCGTATAGGTTGGCCTTGTCTCAATTGCCCCAAGCCTGTCCTCAATACCTGACAAATCTATGGTTGGCATATCTATACCACCTCTAACCCGATTAGTTATTTCATCGTAATCAATGGCAGGTATCGTTGGGTCAGGCCTTCCCTCTATAGAAGCAAGCCTTTCGTCTATTGTGCTGAAATCAGGGATTCCTAATGCGCTTCTCACTTGACTCATAGCCGCCTGACCCTCTTCAGAGCCTAGGTAGTCGGTGTAATCAAAGTCTCCAAGACCGCCCGCAGTTATTGGGCCGGTAGGCGCTGGCGCTGTTCCTCTGCCCGGACCCCTTCCCGGAGGATTAGTCCCCGGAGGGGTTGTCCCCGGAGGAGTAGTTCCGGGGGGAGTAGTTCCGGGCGGAGTAGTTCCGGGGGGAGTAGCTTCAGGTCTCTGGAAGTAGTTTATCTCTGGACTAAATCCGGGCCGGTAACCTTGGAGTTGCGCGGGAGAGATTACCTGCGATCCTCTAATGTTTGATTGACGACTAGCCGCCGACCCTACGCCGAAATTTGGCGATGCCCCCATGTACGAATTGTATTCGTCGGTGCCGAATCTTCCGCCCTCATAAAAATTTTGAATAGTACGGCCACCTCCAGCAAGCATCTGTACGCCACGAAGATTTGCCATGTAATTGTTAGGGTTTACAGCAGTGATGCCGCCAGCTTGATAGCCGGGGATTTTATATCCCGGATAGTCGGACTCTAGCTGACCATACGCTTGGGTTAATCCTGCGCGAGCACGCTCTAGCTCCCTTTCTTTTTCATCAGAAAATCTTTTTGCGTCACGAGCAAAGCGCTCTTCCATTTCAATCTGGCCGCGCTGTCCTTCGCCAACACCGATTGCCGCTAAATTTGTGGGCTTAATTAGTGCCTTGCCAAACGTTCCGGGATTTTGAAAAGGGGCCGACATTCTTTCCATCGCCGTTTGCCCTGCTCTTTGGGTTGCTACTTGTGACTGTAACGCAGACTGCTGTCCGGCAAGTGCGTTTGATCTTGCGAGCGCATCAGCTGTTTGGCTCCCTGCTTGAGCTATGTCAGCAACAGGGTCTATCATTGATCCGGGCTGACCCGCGGCTACAGACATCGCCTCTAAGTTTGCGGCTTGAGATGCGTAATCAGACGCGGCCTCCGAGGCAAGCTCTCCGGTAGTATCTAGCGCGCCTTGGGTTATGTCAGCACCGCTAGCCACATCGCCTGCCGCGCCAAGAGCTTGGCCCACACCATAGCCAGTCAAGCCAGAGATAAGACCTTTCTTGAGGTCTCCAGTTACCGCAGTAGTTGCAAGACCAGAACCAATAGCGCCAGCCAAACCGGAGCTAAGACCGGCACTACCAATCAATCCGCCAAGAGCGCCCGCTCCAGCGCCCGTTAAAAATGAAGACCCTAAGAAGCTACCCAACAACGGAGCCAAGAAAGGCAAGAATGCTTCTGGCTGTCCTGTCACTGGATTGGTTGTAAGCGATCCAGTTGGAGATAGAGACGCAATACCTTGAACCTCTATGGGGTTCATGTGAACCAGCATTGAGTCTCCGTATCGACCGTGCTGGGCCATTTGGTTTGCAATCCCCTGCATAGGGGGCCGTTGATTCATCATTAGCTTGTCTCCACTCCAAAGAGGTTGAACGCGAAATCACCAGAACTCGCATAAACTTTTATTACATCTGTCTGATTAAGACACATACCGATAACCACAGTCCGAGTTGTGTGGTTGGCTAGAGATTCAGTATGAAATAAGAACTGCTTATCGTTTGCCGCCGCACCACCGACATGAACGCTGACTCTAAATGAGCCTTGATTACTGCCAAAGTTGCAGATAACCAAAGAGCTGACAGTTGTTTGCGTAAGATTAGGTACGGTGTACAGGGCTGTTGATGTTGTTGCGCTTGGGTTTACTTGGCCCAATACCTTAATAACATCAGTCATGAGGCACCCATTAACAAAAACTGAAACCGACGCATGGCAAGAGAGCCGTCTTTATCGCCTTGAGTTTTTGCTAGTTGAACATCGTTCTCTACTGTCTGAAAGGTAAACTCTAGTGTGCGGCGAAACACTGCCTCGTTTTCGTAATTGTATTCCTGCCGTGGAACTGGGAGAGGCGTATTTCTTCTGGATGTCATCGTCTACCGTCCTGTCTCATCTCAAATCTTAAGCCACCGAGTCTCCAGCCATAACCAAGACCATCGCTTTCGATTCTTACAACCGCATGCCGAGCCCTGTTTCTAACAAAAGACTGCGTCGATGAAGGCGTAACTGTTGATGTCGATAGTGTGGCTGGACTTTCAAGCGGAAAGTCAGATCCTTTTATAACAATATTTGCTGTCGCATCAGACGAGTTGCCACTAAACGAAAAGTCAGGAATGATTCTATTCATGTACATAAAGTACTCACCTTCACCAAGCTCGACATCCCCCGACTCGATGTATGCTGTCATTGGCTGATCATCATCATCATAGCCAACCTCATGCCGATACAAGTAATTGTTCCCGCCGTTGTTGGCTGTCGTGGCTAGTGGCTTGTTGCGTGTGCCTGCACCAATCCAAGTGCCCCGAGACAGAGTGCCAACGGCCCACAGGTTCTCTTCATAATTATACGACACGTAATTAGTAATCTCAGTATCTCCCTCGCCTATTGCATAGAACCAAATTACTTCATTGAAGTCGTTGTTCTCTGCCGCAAACACTTTGAATGCTTGGTCTTGATTTAGGTTTGAAAATACGTGGTCTTTCACTGAGCATGGCAGTGGCTGTACCGCGCCGTTGTACACGTAGAAGTTTCCGCGATCCATAAAGTACACAGCGCCACGAGCGTTAACCGCCGCATTAGGCGAGATCATTGATATGTCTGAGCTTAAGCGAGTGAACTCAAATATAAATGGCGAACCCACAAATCTCATAGAGTGTAGGCTTACGTCAGTCCAAATAAGTATTTCTTGCCGAGCTTGCACTGCACCAATAATCTGCGAGCCAGAGTTGATTCGTACACCGCCAGCCGTGTTCGTCGCTGTAGGAGTCCAGTCTGCCGCATTTTCTTGATCGGAGAACCGAACAAATAGTGGGTCAATAGTTGATGAGCCAATCGGGTTAGTGCCAAAAGCAATAACATGCTGATCAATGTCAGACACCATAATCTGCAATGCAATCGTTGGCGTGTTCGACGCGCCTGCTAGACTGCCGATCTCAATCGCACGAGTACCCGTACCGCTTGACTCATCCCAGTAGTAGATGCCGCCACCGCGAGCGTTGAAGATTAAGTCTTCACCAAAGTTGTCTTGACTGTACAAGCGAAGCTGGCCTGCGGCTGACACGGAGCTTGCACTGCCCCATGTTGATGAGCCCCATGCGCCAGCGCCCCATCCCGTACCACTGACGAACGTATTCAGGCCGGTGTTAATTTGGTACGCGCCAACGGTTGATGAGCCACCGTTTCCAGTATCACTGGCATTTGCTGTGACTTCCGCGTTGTCGGCGTCTTTGGCAATGACCGTGTAACTGTTAGTGTCTGGCACTGTTGCAATCTGATACTCCTTGTTGAGTACCGTTGCTGTAATGTTACCGCCCAAAGTGACCGCGCCAGAGAAGGTTACAAAATCATTGACTACCGCGCCGTGCGCCGTGTCTGAGACCGTGATGGTTGAAGATCCGTTAGTCGCAGAAAATGTTACGTCACCTGCCGCAGTTGTTGTGCGGATAGGGGTGATGTCGTTAAACGAGCTACCTTCTGCCACATAGAACTTGAGGTTAGTGCCCAGCCCTATGTATTTGATCGACTCTAGCGATGCCCAATCGTGTAATGATCGGCAAATCCCCAAAAAAGAGTCGGTGCTGAATTTTTGCCAGCCGCCTATTTTTTCTGGTCGGCCTTTTCTGAACCGTATCTTATCTGAGTCGAACCATCCTGCATCGGCAGTGTATTCAGTCCCTTCCTTATCTACTCCGGGATTGAATTGAATTCTGGCTAACGGCATTAGTCATACCTCAACGAAGCTGGCTACCAGCCAAACCTAAATTATATCTTCCAAAACCCCCGATGCCACCACCAATTGTGGCCGGACCTTGCGAGCCGCCTCCATAAAACGTAGGCATGCCTGTTCCGGGTGGCAACTGCATTACTGGAGGAGGAGGAGTGTACACCGGAGGAGGAGGAGTGTACGCCGGAGGAGGAGCGTATGTTGGAGGCGCATACGGCTGATAGTGTGGCTGTCCAAAGCCAAACACATTACTGGGGACGCCGTACCCCCCGAACTGGCCTGCATACGGATTCATTCTGCCATAAGACTGGGGCATAAATGGCATATTAAACTGCGTGTTTCTACCCGGAATTCTTGGCTGTCCGTAAGGAAGCGGGAATCTTTGTTGCCCATATACCGGCGGTCGAGGCGGCGGCCTATACCCTCCGTACTGAGGGGGAGATCTGTAGCCCATTCTTCCGTCGTTATAGCTTCTTGGCATGAACGGTTGCTGTCTATATTGTCCCGTCCGCTCATCAAAGTTAGGAGTGCCGCCTGCATACGCGCGATCACTTGGCTGTGGTTTAATGCCTGCGGTCAATCGTGGCTCATTGTTTTTTGTTGGTTGAGGTTGATCACCCGAAGGAATTCCTAATATCTCCCTAGCCTGAGCCAAGGCTCTTGAATGTTCTTCGTCAGAAAACCGAGGAGTAACTCGTGGAGGGGAATATCTATCCTGCCGCATCTCATTGGCTTGACGAATAAAATCATCAAACCTTCCTCGATTTTGGTTAAACACCTCGCTGAGGTTTGTTTGTCCGCTGGACGCACTGGTTCCTTGTCCGCTCCCAAATGCACCACCGCCGTCCATTACAGTACCGGGCATTACCCCTGATCTAAGGACGGGTGTGAAGCCAAGCGCTACAGGCCCACCAGTCATTATAGGAGGTGCTGGCATAGATGTTTCACCAGCCCTGCGCGATCCGAATAACTCATCCGGTCTTGGCATACTCTCTGGGCCTTGCGTCTGAACGTTAGTTACCCTTTGAGCGCCAGAACCAAAAATATCATCTATCCCTAGGTCGCCAAGGCGCTCACGCTGACTTGCTGT